CTGATTTTTCGGCCTCCGTTTCAGGTAAATAAACATATAGGAGATAACAAATGGCAAGTGCATCACTAAACAAAATGACAGTACCGTTAGCAAGCGATCAATCCGCGAGCGCCCAGGGCCTGTTGATGCCCAAACTCAAATATAGATTTAGAGTATTGTTTCAAAATTTTGGGGTAACTAACGAAACCACAGAAATGACCAAACAAGTTGTCAGCGTAGCTAGACCCAATCTAACATTTGAAGAAATCGCATTACCAATTTACAATTCAACACTCAAGTTGGCCGGACGTCACACATGGGCTGACATTGCATGCTCAGTACGTGATGATGCATCAGGTAGTGTTATGACTTTAGTTGGCGAGCAAATGCAGAAACAACTGGACTTCTTGGAACAAGCATCGGCTGCGGCTGGTATCGACTACAAATTCATGACCACTATTCAGATTCTTGACGGTGGCAACGGTGCAGACACTCCTACAGTACTTGAACAGTGGGAATTGTATGGTTGCTATTTGAAGGGCGCTGACTACGGCGAACTCAACTATGGTACCAACGAAGGTGTCACAATCAACTTGAACATTGCTTATGACAACGCCGCACAAGTCAAGACATCAGTCAACGATGGTGGTATCGGTGCTATTGCAACAGGACTTGGACGTACCATCGGCGGTTCAGTAACAGGTGTTGGCCTCGGCGCCTAAGGGCTAGGCAATGCCAACATTTGGTCAACAATTCTGGCAAGGATTCACAGACGTTAACGCCTTGCGTGATTACACTCACGCAAGCAAAGTCTTTACTCCCAACTCATTTGAACTTAAACCTCGGTATAAGTTTCTTTTCCATGTTAGTTTTACAATCAATGGGCAAATTCCTGGACTATCTAGTTACTTAGGAGTTACAGGAGCATCACAATTGAGTTATGTAGTCAAGACTGTGGACCTACCCAAGTTCACAATCAACAACGAAACGCTCAACCAATACAATCGCAAACGTGTGGTACAGACCAAGATCAACTATGATCCGGTTACTGTGACATTTCACGACGACAGCGGTGATAACGTAAGAAAAATGTGGTACGCTTACTACAATTACTATTACAAAGATTCTTCGCAACAGTACCTGGCACCCAGTGCCACCAATGGCAGTCTTGGTGAAAGTGCTAACAAGGTCATAGGATTTGGATACAACGCCAAAGACATTTATAATAATCAACGCATAGGTGATGTTAACGACTGGGGATATATTGGCGAAGCATACAATGACGGAACCAGTGCTTCATCGGGTAAGCCGCCTTTCTTTTTAGATATTCAAATTACCGGTATGGATCAACACAAGACAGCAACCTATGTGCTGATCAACCCTTTAATCACCAATTGGGCACATGACCAATACAACTACAGCGAAGGTGCTGGCACCATGCAAAACACCATGACTATTGCTTATGAAACTGTAAAATACTATGCAGGCGCTGTGGGCCAGCCTAGACCTGATCAGAACATACACGGCTTTGCTGATCCTACCCATTATGACCAAACTCTAAGTCCAATTTCAAGACCAGGAAGTCGTGCCAACTTTATGGGACAAGGTGGATTGCTAGATGCCGCAGGAGGTATCATAGAAGACCTGACCAGTGGCGGCCCACTGGGGCTCATTGGTGCTGTACAAAAAGCCGGCACAGCCTACAACACATTCAAAGACAAAAATCTCAAGAGCATTGCTGTCAATGAAGCAGTAGCCTTGGGAACCAGTGTGGTCAAAGGTGCAGTGCCTGCTGCCATGCGACAGATTCCCGGACGAGCCAGTGGTATGTATTATCCTACTCCTCAAAACCCCCCAACTAACTAATTGACTATGGCCAGCATTAACTATACCAACTACAACATTGATCAAACAGTACGAGTGTTTGACAACTTCTACGACTATGATGTGAACATTCCTGTGGGTGATTACGACGTGGTCAACAGTTATTTTAAATCAGTAATGACCACAAAACAAGCCGCAGATAACTTTACTGTGAGTTTGTTCAGAGTAGCGCAAGACACAAAAATTCCACCCCTGGAGTTGCTAAAAGTATTCCAAGCCAGCGGTGCAGAAATGGATCTCAACATCAACATGGCCTACTATCTCAACAGCATCCGAAGCCGTGCCACACTGTTGGGCGTGGGCATAGCAGTAGCACCAAACTTTTACGCGGCTAGAAACGTCATACAATAATGGCACACTGGGCACAAGGCACATACACAGTAGTTAACCGTGCCAAGTATGTGGGCAACGGCGAGCCCCGCTACAGATCTGGTTGGGAATTGTCATTTATGCGATTCTTAGACTCAAACGATAGCGTACTACAATGGGCAAGTGAAAGCGTGGCAATTCCATACCGTCATCCTTTGACAGGCAAAATGACAAGATACATTCCGGATTTCTTAATGACATATCGCACTAGAGATAATCAAATGCGAGCCGAGTTAATTGAAATTAAACCTAAAAAACAAAGTGTAATCGAAAGCAAAATGAGCAATCGTGATCGTGCTATAGTTGCTATCAATTATGCTAAGTGGGCGGCTGCCCAGAAGTGGTGCAAACAACAAGGATTGACCTTTCGCGTTATTACTGAGGATCAGATGTTTCGGAATGGTCGAGCGTGAGCCACTAAATATTGGCATGACACGCAAACTTGAAGACCTTTTTGATCTCCCGCCTACCCCAGAAGAAGTAGATACTGCTCTGCCCACACTTCCCACCAATCGAGAAACACTACAAGCACTAGATGATGCTATTGACAAAGTTGACAATGCGTTGCCTGCTGTGCGTGGACTTGAAGCCACTGATACCGAAATGGACGACCTTGCTGGACTGGCAACAGGCAGTTATAAGGATTTAATGGATCTTGGTTTTCAAGTTGACAGTCGTTTTGCCAGTGAAATCTTTAGTGTAGCCAGCAACATGCTGGGACATGCCATCACAGCCAAAACAGCCAAACTGGACAAAAAACTCAAAATGATTGATCTACAGATGAAAAAAATGCGCCTGGATCAACAGCAACAAGCCCTGGATGCCAAGGATCCCGAGGGTATAGCCGCCGCACAAACAGCACACGGAGTGGTTCTAAGCCGCAATGATTTGCTGGAACGTATTATTGGCAAAGGCCAAAACGTGCAAAAAGAATAAATAGTAAACAGGATATCGAATATGAAACCATTTGCCAAATACCTAGCCGAAAGCGAACGTACATACACTTACCGTATCAAGGTAATTGGTGATGTACCTGAAGGCTTTTTCAAACAACTTAAAGAAAAGTGTGCTCAATTTGACGTAGTTAATATGTCAAATCCCAAAGGAACACCAGTTCGTCGAGTGATCCCTGATTTTCCAGCATTTCCCAATCAGCCCATGAGCATTGTGGATGTGGAATTTAAATATCCGGCTATTGAGCCACAAATCAAGCAACTGGCACAATTGTTGGGACTGGATCCCAACCGCATTGTGATGAACACAGACGGCTATGAAGACAGTCTCAATATCGAAAACAACAAGATTGAAGATGAAAATAAAGACTTGTTGGACTCGCCATATCCTGCACCAGACGCAGAACAACGAGCACTGAAAAAAGACTATGCAACTGGTCCTTACGATCACGAAGTGTTAAAGAATGCATATCGTAGTAACTTTACCGTAGCCGGGGGCAAGACTCCTCCTGCCAAAACCACAAATGAATTGCCAATGGGTGTGAAGAGCCCCATGACCAACATCAAGCGTCAACCCAAGCCAGCCACTGGCGCAAACCCAAGAGGATAATACAATGACATTTTTTTACGACTTAAACAAAAAACTAGACGAGATCCGTGCCACACCTAGTAAGACACACGGTCAACTGAACGAGCGTGACATGGGCAAGCACAACAACGCCACTACAGGTTTTGCGGCCCTGGCCAAGAAGGCCGGTAAAGAATACGGTTCAAAGGCCGCAGGTGAACGTGTGGCAGGTGCTCAGTTCCAGAAAATGAAAAAATCTGGCAAAATAGAAGAAGAAGGCATGAGCCGTGCAGCCAAGGGCTATGAGAAGTATGGCAAAGCGGGCATGCAGGCCTTGGCCAAAGCCGGACGTGAAGGCAAGGCACTTGATCCAGTTCGCAACAAGTATGACAAGTATGACAACAAAGAAG